TAGGGATGGAAATGCACGCTGAGAAGCAATTGTATGCGTTCGACCAGGTTTCATTCCTGCAGAACAATCACAGACGCTCTTACATCCGGAACGGCGTTCCGGTTGGCGTGCGATCGATCGAGAGGGTACTGCTTAGAATGGCATCTCGATCGGGTCCAATCATCGGGGTCAACCCAGCTATGGCTACTCTGATGAACTTCCAACAGATGGAGAATTGTGCGGAGCATCCGTGCTTCGTAGACTTTGCTTCCTGGTACTACAGTCTAGACCAGCTAGCGAGCGTTAACATCCAAAGCCTTATCGAGAAGGCCGGTGGTATCGCCCGCGTGAAAGCAACTCTCCATAGAGCTGAGACATACAACTCTGTTGTTAGTCCGGACATGTTGGTGGGTAGCGTTACGGCTCGAGTAATGCGCTCTATGAGCGTATAATTACTGAGATCCCTCAGCCCTATAACAGTGGGGAAACACTGATAACTCTTTCTATAGGCGACAAGTAGTGAAGAACAAAAGCAGCAGTGGCTCAGGCGGGGTGAACCTAAATGGTATAGCCAACGGCTTACTATCAAAGTTCGGCCTCGGCGGATATACCACTAACCCTCCAGGTCGTGACCAGGACGGTACGTGGCTCCCGCTAGGTGAACCCGCTGGTGGTTCAGCTACCGTTCAACAGAACGGTATTTTCTGGGGAGGAGGTTCGGTATCTGCACCGGCTTCCTTCGCAGGTGGTGTACAAACCTCGATACTAATCGAGTCTCCCAGACAGGTGCTGTCTCAAAACGCAGCTCCATTGTTTCAGCGCTTGACCATGAAAATGCTCGATGGACAAATCGACGTAATTGGGATCGCGCCAGGTAAGGCCGGTGTGTTTTCGAACGCAGTCGGCGCTTCCTGTTCCGCGTTAGTCGGCATTGGCATGTACATGGCCAAGTTCAACCCTGACACAAACCTGTATGGGATTCAGGACCCCCTCGGATCCTCCGACGTCAGTCGCTTTGACTGGATTTATTTGGAGGCGCGGAGCATACCATTCCAATTGGACTCCACGCAATCCTTCTATTACCCAGTCAACAGCATTGTGGCGCCTAAGATCTGGGACCTGACCCATCCTACCTTCAACCAGGTCCTCGGACCTGGTGAAGCCTTGATGCTGGCGGTCAATGCGAAAATCGGTTTGGGAAATCTCCCTACCGATGCAGTTGGTCCGAGCAATCCCCTCGTATATCTGTCACCCAACATCCGTGGGTTTCTTGTGCGAGGGTCTTAGTTGTCGACTGGCGGAAGTTCTCCCTATACTCATAGTCAAC